TCGGATCGTTGTTCTTCTTGAATGCGTTGTCTTTCTTGCTGTGCAAGTTGCAACATTTCTTTTTTCTTATCTGACTCTGCTTTCATTTTTACATACTCAGCAGGATCAGAATTATAAAGACCATCCCAATCAATGTTTTCTTCTTGCTTTAAATTTTGAGATAAAACCTCTAATTGTTCAGCATATTGGTTTCGAGAATTTTTGACTGCTTCGAGTTCTTTCGTTAAGTTTTGTTGCAAAGAATCAATATCTTTGCGTTTATCACTTAACTCCATATTCTTTTTGGTATAGTTTTTTTCTAACTGATAGCCCTTCTTCAACTCTTGCAAATTAACTTTATAATCTTCGCCATTAACTTTGACCTCATAAAGTGTTTCCTCGTTTTCAGAAGATGCGTCATTTTCATCTACTATTTCTTGTCCATCTAAATCTTCTAGTAAGGGATCGCTATTATCTTCTTCAAGAGTAGCTTTCTCTTCTTCCAATTTAGTTGTTTCAGACTCTTCGCTTCCTTTTGCAGTCTCGTCTTTGTTTAAAAGGTTGGCGAATGCCTGTGCTGTTGCTGTTTCATCATTTAAGATGGGAGAGTCCTTAGACTCTGCTTCTGAAACAACAGACTCCTGTGAAGGTGTATCTGCCATTTATTTCTCCTTATTTATTAACCTGTTTAGATGCTAGTTTACCAGTTTCCATTACAGATTTGATTTGCACAAGAAGGACATTTAACATTTTTTCCATCATGTAAATTTTTTCTCTTCCTTCTGTGTCTCTTATCGGAGAGTTTAACCATTCTTGTCGTAACTCTGCCGAAACTTTTTGTACTGCCTCTGCAAATATTTCATCTTCTAATATTGCTTTAGCTCTATGTCCTCTTTGTTTTTCTTTTTCTAAATCCATACATCTTCATCTTTAAAAGGATTTTTTCCTGTATAAGTAGAAGTATTATTCGTTCCACCTGCATTAATATTTTGTGCTTCCCATGGATTTACAGTTCCACCTGATTGAATTGCATCTTGAACAACTTGATTATGTATGTCTTTAGGTGTTCCTGTATAACTTTGACCATAAGGATTGCCACCTTGATTAACTATATTCTGTGCATCTTGTTTAGCTTGTATCTGATAATTAATTTCTTCTGGTGTAAAGAAAGCTGTTGATCTAGGATCTTCATTTACATATTTATTGGCTAAATTTGCATTATTAAGAATACTTAATGATTGTCCTAAACCTAATTGACCTTTATCTGTATCTATGTTGTAACCTCGTTTTGCTAATTCATTTATAATAAAATCTCTTCGCATCTCATTTTGTCCACCAAACATAAATTGAAAAGCAGGAGGCATTCCAAATTGACCTCCAACAGAAATATCATAAGGATCGCCTTTTAACCAACCATCATTAAGATAATCTAATAATTCAGCATCTCCCATTTCTTTCATTTCATCAATAGAATAATATTCTCTAGGAGGAGCATCTGGATCATCATTTCTTTGTTCATCATAAGCTGATTGACCAAAAGTTTCTATTGGTTGGCATACACCATCAACTAACATAAATCCTTCTCTACAAGGATCAACTGGATCATCTTGTGCTGAAAAATCTATTTGAGGATTTGGATATAAAGCTGTTTTATCAAGTGTTCCTGCTTTTTCTTGTTCAGTTCGTAAATCAAAATTAGGATTTCGCCACATTCCTGCACTATTAACATTGGGTGTAGCATTAAGTTTACCACCAAGATAATCACTTATTACTGATTGTGCTTCTGTGCCTTGCATAAAGGGTGTAAATGCCATTAATTCATTCCTTGTTGTAGAATTTTAGAAGCCAACTTTTCCTTTTCTAAATTATTCACTTTTTGTTCTTTTACAACTTGCGTTGCTAATTTTTGTTCGTCTAAGTTTAATTTTTGCATTTTAAATTCATTGTCAGCTTCTAATTTTCTATTTTTAAAATCCACATCTGCCATAGCCTTTTGTTTATCTATTTCTATTTGTTGTGCTGCTAATTGCAGAGCAGGATCTTGTTGTTCTTGTTGTGGTGGTTGAGGTGGTTGCTGTGAAGGATCATTAAAGAATTGCGTTGCATCTTTATAACCACTATTTTGCAGGTATGCCTCAATCGTATTATAAATAGTTTGAGGAGTAACCATTCCCATTCCTCCTTGTTGTTGTATCATCTTCTCTTGAACATTTAATACTTGTTGTAACACTTGTAATCGTTGATCTTGGTTTCCAGTACCTAAACCCACTTGAACAGTACAATCATAATGATCTGTCCATTCTCTTGGATTCATTGGAATAAACTCGCCTCGTAATTTTACTATTCTTTCTTGATCTTGATATTCACAAATAACAGCTAAAATATTTTTAAATAAATCTTTTACACCATCAGCAAAAGATCTTGCAATGAGTTCAATTCGTTGTGTTGAACTATTCATCATTTGATTAACTGATTGTGCAGTTGTATGACTTTTATTAATTGTATCTGGATTTAAACCCATTAATTGATTTGGTACTCCAGATCTTTTCTCTTTTAACTGGTCTATTTTTTGCATCATAGCCAAACCATCATTTAAGAAGTTTGGAGTTTGCAAAGGAGTAACAGCATTAGGAGATTTAACTCTAACAATACCACCACTTCTGGAAGTAAGTAAATCATCTAGGTTTGCTTGACCATCAACAACTATTGTTCTTGCGTTATTTTGATAATACATATTATCAAGAGTATTTCTCATTATGGCTGTACTCATATTTTGGACATCTGCCAGGAGATCATACATCGATAGACCAAAAAATCTGAATGGCATAGGAATTGCTACACACATAGCAAAAGGAAGAATATTTATTTCTTCATTTTCTAAAATGATGTAGTTATTATAGCCACTACCACCTACAATTATTTTTCTAAGTTCTGCAATGCCATCGCCATCAACATCGGCTCTCATATAGCACTCTGTAATCTGTTTAACCTTCATTGAAGGATCAATTGTTTGTGCTTCTAGGTCAGTTGTTGCATCATCATACGATCTTCTTACAACAGCTTCGGTATTAAAGACTTCTTCCTCTGCACTTGGCAAACTTTCAACATCTTTTCTGTTAAAACCCATGTTTACAAGTTCAGAAACAGTCTTGGTTACTCTATGTGCAATGAAATCACAGTCTTTTAGTGATTTTGCTCTTGAAGATACAAGTATTTCTTCTGGTGGAACTGCATCTATTTGACATCTTCCATATTCTTTTGATCTTCTGAGTTCTACATCATAAAAAATACCATCTTGTTCTTCTATTTCCTCTACTTCTACAATTTCAACCTCATCATCAATGAGTAATGTTTGATATTGTGTTTCGTCTAGGTGTTTATATGACTCTTTTTTCTGTTCTTTTGTCGTTTTCCAATAAACTTTACAAAAACCATTCTTCTGAAGTAAGGCAGTCTTAAACATAGAGTGCAAAATACTAAAACCATCGTTATCTCTGTTGAAAATAAAGTTACAATAGTCAGTTATTTGCTCACTATATTTTACATCTTCGGCTTGTTGTGGCTCAAAATTAACCATTTTGTCTGATTGTGTAAACATACGCATCAAACTAGGAAGCATACTCTCTACAACTTCCAGTAAATCTTGTGATACTACACTTGATCTACCTTCTACTTCGTTGCCGAGAGGCTCTCCTAAGTAATATTTGAGAGCATTCTCTCTTTGTTTTGCTAAATCACTTGAATAAAACCCAAGAGAGTTTGTAATCTCCTGTGATATTAATGCGAGTAATTTTGATTTTGATAATTTTGCCATTCGTTTAAACTATTCCTAAATTTTTATATTGTATTTTTGTATTCCATTCACTTGACTGATTGTTGCCTACTGAAAAGTATCTAAAAGCATCTGAAGCATGAGAAGTCCAATCGTGAACTGGTTTATTTTTTAATTCTCCTCGTTCTGTTGTTGCCCATCTGTATTGCCTTAAAGCATCAAGTCCATGTTTTGTTTTTTCGTGGTCAAACCAACACCTTGATAAAACCATTCTCACAGCATTAATGCCATCTTCGACAGAGAGCTTTGGAACAATGGATGTTCTCATACCCAAACTCTGTGCTGTTTCTATACGACTAACACCTGTTCCAAGTTCTCTGACAGTAGCATCATGTGGGAGGTAATGCGTATCGTATATGTACTTTTTCTCATCAAGAACAGTTGCATAAAATTCTAAACTCTCTCCACTATCTTCGTAGTAATCTAT